GAGCGTGAGCCACCCTCATTGATGATGAATCGGAGACTGGGGTCAGCCAGTGCATTGAAGTTCTTTTCGAAGATGACAGTGCTGTCGATTGTGATTTCAGCCATAGCTCAAAATTTAGGCAATGCAGTAGCCATAGGACAGTTTCTATCCCATAGCCAATGACCTACAAAGATATAAAAATATCTATTCAGTAGGTCTAATAATATTCACCTTCACCTCGGAGATGCTTTGCCCTCCAGAAGTGATGTCAGTCTTTTCAGTCAGACCATTCAGTCGCTGTGTGATGGAAGCATTGAACTGCCCGACCATCCCTCCTTTGATTTGGTCATCACGAATTTCATCGCTTATGCGTGAACAGATTGTAGTAAACGAAGAATATCTCCCATCCGTATTTGCAAAATAATCATTCACAACAAGACCCTTGTCATGACAGAATACTCTGAATCCACTCATCGTCAATGGAGCCTCCAGAGGAATCGGTTCTGCCTTTCCAGTCTTATTTGAAAGAGCATATGAATACCTCGGATTCTCTTTGACATACTTTTTGTATTCCTTGAAGAGCTGATACAAGTCCTCTGGCTCTTCGAAGTTTCTTGGTCTACCAGTTTTCATATCAATCCTAATCCTTTTAGTTTACTTTCTGACCAATCCAATCCAGTCTTGCCACCCCACAGAAGGAATGAAACATACGCACAATCCTCTGGTGCTGCATCATCGAAGTTCGGCTCTGCTCTGGAGAGATATGAATACATTCTCTTGATCGTATCCACCGAGATTGGCTCCTTATTTGCGAGCTGCTGTCCTCTGACCTTGCCCACTTGAGTCGCACATTTGTTGCCGAGCTCCTCATTGAGTGCGATTCCTCTGCGTGCATTGTTACGCACTGAATCAGGATAGTCGGAGTAGCTGTCCTCTGCGAATGCTCTGCGGAACTTTGAGAATGCACTCATCTTTGACTCCTCCCACATCGAGTTGCACACAGCATATCGCTGGTCATTCTCTGGAAAGTCATTGACTGCCTCCTCATCGCCCATGCAGCGATTCAGAAAGTCATCCTTGGTTTCGTTTGGTGTTGGCTTTGGCATTGGTCTTTCTTTTTCGTTTTGGTGTTGGTGTTGGTGCTGGAGCTTCGGTCTGCTCATCTGCCTCAATGCCTTCATATCGAATGCAATGTTCAGTTGTTGCGGTCTCGCTCTCCTTTTCGAACAAATAGCCGAATCCTATTGACACATAGTATCGGTACTTGCTCACATCTATATTGTCAACAACTATCTTCATGTTTCCGAGAGTGGTATTCTTGACAATCGTCTTGCCTTTGTATTCATCTTTTATCTTCATTATGTATAGATTTGAGGGTTTTCTTTATGTCAGCGATCAGATAGTGTGCTGATGTGATAGGGATATCGAAGTACTTGGCCATTGATCGTGCTGTGGTGTATCCCTTATCGAAGTATGCTTCAGCCACAATTCGCTTGATGTTGTCTGTGAGGCCATCTCGATAGATGTCGACTGCTGACTTCCATCCCTGGTACTGCTGCTCGATGGCTATCTTATAGGTGATATCCTCCTCATCATCGAAAGTGTCAGGAACTGCGAGTTCTGATGCCATGACTCGCTCGTCTTTGTAGCTGTCCACATTTTTCCAGATGACTTGTCGCTTGATTGAGTTGAGCAGATAGCTCTTGACCTTACCGATGTCCTCGGTGTTGTCATTGATTTCGATGCAATGGAGGTATGCATTGGAGATGACTGTGTCGATAGTCAACTTCGGATTGTACTTTGAGCAGAAGTATCTGGTGTATCGATAGACTTCCTCATAGTGTGATGATATGTATCGGTCAAGAATTGCTTTCATACCAATTTGTGAATTCTCGGTACCAGATTTTGCGTCTGATTTGCGAGCAGAAACACTCTCTGTCTCCTTGACCAGTGACTCTGACCTTGATTGCCTTGAGTTTATTCAGGACTTTCTTGGTGTATCGCTCCTTCTCCTCCATTTGAGCAGTCAGATTGATGAAGTCGATGTCCTCTTGTGTCAGTCGTTTATCCATTGTGAGATGATGTAGGCAACCATTGAAGCGATTGCGGCCATATATATATTGCCAGAAAGTGCCAAAGTAGTCCAAAATGACATACACTTCCAGCAACCGAATTTAGAGTGAATGTAATCACCCAGCTTTGATTGAGGAATGACTTGAATGAATATATAGTCAATCACCCAGTGAAGCGGCTCGAAGTGAGCGATTAGCCATCCGAGTGCGAGGTATCCGATTAGTTCCATAGCTCAAAGATAGTCATTAAGGTGATTGATATGAGAATCACTGTGATGAGCACCATCGTACCGATGGCTGCCATCTCTTCTCGTCTGTCGTTTTTGTTTAATTTCATTGGTTTCAAGTTTTTAAAAATGCCTTTTTTTCTGAAGGCTAACATATCTCCCTACGATGAGAACCGACTTACTCGGTAGGCTACGCTCCACTCGTCAGTGGCATATGCTTACAATTATGACATCTCTCTCCATCACATCCATCGAGATACAAGCATGGCTTGGATGGCTTATCGATTGTCAGGTCACCACTGAATGAGTATCCAGTCAGCTTGATGAGATTCTCAAGCACTGATATCAGCTCATCGAGTGCAACATCCTCGTGAGCGAATTCATAGGATGCTGTGTGTCCGTATTGAGTGATTTCGATTTTCATTTGAGTTCTGCTTTGAGTTTCTCGATATAGAGAGTCGCATCCATCAGCTCTTCCTGGAGATGGTTCAGCCATTCAATGAGGTTGAGGTCATCACGCATGAGTGTCTGGCCATACTTCTCGATGCCTCTCTGCGATCTCTCTGAATACTTTGCCAGCACCTTGAGAACAATTGGGTCAGTTAAGTGAAGCGGCTTGGTCATAGAATTCCTCTGGTGTTACTTCGGAGATATGGACTTCCTCCGAAAAAGTTAATACAATGCAATATGAAATCCCTCCCATCTGATTGAATAAGTCCTCAATTCGCTTGACTATGCTGTCAAGGTTCTGATTCCTGGTGCCAACATATCCGATGAAGTATCTCATTTGATTAAAAAGTCAAATGCTTTGATATAGAACTCATCACTCACACCTTCACCCTTCATGAATCTGGTCAATGTGTGATAGTTCAAATCCATATCTTCAGCCAAGTGAGTCATTCGATATCGTTTTGAGAGTCGGGACTCCAGCTCTCTATGGATGAAGTCCCGAATGTTCTCACCATCAGAAAGGAATATCGTCAGAGACCTCATATACTGGTGCATTTGATTCTGTGATTCTGATATCCCAAGCATTCAATGATACATAGTATCTGCTCTGGTACTCTCTGCCCCTCAAGTCGAACTTGACCTCACACTCCTGGCCGACCTTTGCATTGTCAAGGAATCTCACTCGCTCATTGACAGCTTGGAACTGCACCAGCTGTGGATACTTGTCACCGATTGAGAGTACAAACTCTCTGATGTTCATCTTCTCGCTTACTTGTCTGGGCTCACCGATTAGGTGGATTGTGCCTTTTGCTTTTAACTCTTCCATTCTGTTATTTATTTTGTAGTTGTGTGTAATATTCATGATATAGATCGGATGCCTCTTTCAATCGAGCAATCATCTTGGCCTCGATATCTTCATCCCTATCATACCAGAGTGCTGTGATTCGCTTCTCTGGATTGATGTGGTCGACTCTATGGAGCTGGAGGTTCTCATATTCATTAAGGAATTCATCCCAAGTAGTGACCATGCAGTATATCAGCTCGGCACATGGCTTGTCATAGAGCAACATATATGCTCGGAGCTGCCATTCATAGAGTGGATTGACTGCATCTTCCATCAATGCTGGGAATGTATCGAGTGACCACGATGTTTTGACATCAATGACTCGCTGGTCGATGACAATATCAGCAGTTCCAATGAGATAGTCATTCTCAACAGTCACTTCATTCTTGACATAGTCAGTAAATCTCACCGAGTTGATTAGTGTGATTGACTCAAGCTCTTGCTCTCTACCTTTCCAGATGTATTTGTTGTTGAGTTCTGTGGTGTAGTTATAAAAATCTTGCTTCGCACACTCCTTGATGTAGCTCTTGGCTGTCTCTCCGATGCTGTCCTTGGCTCGGCCATTGGTCATCAGCTTACCGATTTGCGATGGATGCCATTTCATAGGGCAAGCATTTTGAGTTGAGCTTCATTGAGCGAGTAGTTGAGCTTCAATTGCTCTGCTGTGTACTTGCCAGCTGCTATTGAATCAAGTGCTTTTTGGAATCTCACATTGTCAATGGTTGGCTTCTCTGGTTTCTGTGGTATTGCAGATGCTGCCATATTCCCATCGTCATCCACAGCTTGCAATGATAGCAAGGATTGAATTGTACCTCTTCTGAAGTAAGTCACAGCAGCAAGGGTCTTTTGTGGGTCTGGAATCATTGGAAGGGTCATGAATGATTCAACCGATTCACCAGTCTCGATATCAATGATTCGAGTGACCACATCAGTTCCACTAACTGGCTGCAAGAGAAGCAGTCCATGCTCGTGGAGGATTGGCTCAACCGTATCAAGTAGAGCATTGATGTCTGCATACGAGTTCTTGAAGTGAGGATTCTTTGCATTCTTGGCAACTTTGCCAATCTGCTGCTTGGCAGCGTGTAGTTTCTGCCAGATAGTCATTGTTGTTTTGCTCATATTATGTTGTTTTGAATTGTAAATATACTATTTTATTTGATTGATTCGCAGAATTGTGTATAAAATTCAAGAAATCCTTCAAAATCTCTTGCAATAATATACACACCACCAGCTTCCTCGATGGCTTTCTGATATGCTTTCTGTGCTTCAGACTGTCTGTCCTTGCCATACTTGACCTCAATCTTGACCGAGCGGCCCTTGATCGTGGCAGAGATGTCAGCAGAGCCAGGAGTACCAGTTCCCTTTGTCCATTGGCCACCGATTGCGACTCCATCAGTACGGTATTTCTTGCGATAGACTCCCATTGTATTGATTCGCTCTGCTTGGCAGTTGTTGAACTGGAGGAATGCGATGATTGATTTGGTCAGTGCATTGGCTCCGTTGTCATTCCAGTGTGTCAGTGCAAAGAGATTCGGTGGAGTCCTTGGATACTTCTGCATCTTGTGCTTGAGCTCAAGGTCTTTGAGCAGTTGTCGGTGTTGTCTTGTCATTGTTTTGTATGTGTTTGCGTATAATTTCGAATATATTCGTATATCTATATGCTTAAGCGTATAGCTTTATTGCTTCGCTTTTTCGTTTAACTCATCCCAAATGTCATCAGGTTCTGGAGTCGGCTTGGGAGCACCAGACTCGAGAAGAAAGTATCTTCCATTGTGATTGCGACCACGAGTCATATTGAGTGACTTATAATCGGCATATGCTTGCACCCATTTTAGGAATCTGCGTGGCTCCAGCTCCTTGAATGAAGTGAACTCGGATGTGAACTCTTGAATCTTGCTACCATTGTAGTGATACACATCTGCTGCGAGGTTGCCTTCCTCCACCCAATCAAAGAAATCCTTGCAAGTAGATTGGATGAATCGCTTGGCATCGGCATTGATACTGATGGCTTTCATCAATCCATTGGTGAGAAACTTTTGGAGGTTCTTGACCATATAGTTGTCGAACTTCAACCAATCATCATCAGACCAGGAGTCAAATAAGAGTCGACCATACTCATCGAGTGGGCTCCTTTTCGAGTGAAAGTACTGATAGAATTCAAGCTCATGCCTTCTGCGGTCATGAGATGAGCCAGCACCACTGATGACATAGTTGGTTGTGATGACAATCTTTGGTGATCGGTTGAATGGAATGAATATCTCATCCTTGTTTTTTCGGTTGACAGTGATTCCCTCGGTGATTAAGCTGAAGAGCTGCTCGAAATCGAATGCTTTGCGAACATCATCGAAGGCAAGAATCTGCGTATCAAGGTTGACTCGCTGATAAACAAAGTCCGACTTGGATGGATTGAAGCTCTTTCCATCAATCTTTACCACTCTGCGAAGGTTTCCGAGTGCTGCCAGCATCAGTGACTTTCCACTTCCTCCATTCGGGTTGTCATCAATCTCTTGGTCATTGAAGATGATTGCCTTCTGGTCGGTCTTGTCCTTGTATGTGTGCATCAGATATCCGAGTGTTGTCTCCAGTGCATCCACTCGACCAGCATCATCAGCTGATACCTTGCTGACAAAATCTTGAAAGTCATTTGAGCTGTCATCAAGCAGAGTGAAATCTCTCTCAATGATTTGATTCTCCCATATATAGCCATCGACATCGATATATGACTTGAGCTCAACCTTATCCTTGGTGATTTTAGCCACACCATTCTTGAATGGAATATATGAGCAATCCTTTGAGTCCTGAAGCATCATGATATTGATGCTGTCAATCATATTGATGAAGTTCTCATTGAAGAGAAAGGGGTTCCTGGTGGCATAGTTCCACACATCGAGCTCATTCTTGGCCATCAGATAGTTGAGCACAAAGTCCTTGATTTGTTCTGGTGAAGATATCTTTACCTTGTTCTCTTTGACTCTGACAAAGGTTGGTTTCTCTGCGTTCTCTGGATAGTACTTGTTGAATCCGTTCTTGACCAAGAATTCAGCGTACTTCATCGGCTCAATGCTGATGCCTTTCTTTTCATTCACCGACCAAAAGATATCATCTCCAGTCTGAATCTCTTTCTTGATGTCCTCGATGACATCCTCTCTGACATTCAACTGCTTTTTGATTTCATCATCGGTGACTCCACTCTTGATTTTCTGTCTGACTCGCTGGAAGGTATCCTTGTCCTCGAAGTACTTCATCCCAAAGGATGCTTTCTTGTATGCTGATCGTATGGTGGTTACCATCTCTTGCTCACTGAAGTCGCTGCCTTGGACATATTTTGTCCAGATGTACTGCTCTGATGTATCCTTGTGGATGCCATACTCGCAGAGCACAGCTGCCAATTTGAATACAAACTCATTGCGACTGCCTTCCACAAACTGACACCCATGGTCGAACTTCTCAATCAAGCTGATGATTTTATCCTCATCCGATAGCACGCAGATTGGAGTGCGTTCAGTGAAGCTGAATCCTTGGTCTTGTTCTATGGATGTAAATTCCTGGCAGAACTCATTGAAATAGATGTCTGGGTCAAATGATTCGAAGCATACTCGACTGACATTACTGTTCTTTGTATCGAAGTACTCGCTCTGGAAGTATCTTCCAAAAGCATTGAATCTCCGCTTGTGCTCCACCTTATCTGATTTCGGTATTCTGATGACTGCCTTCAGTCCATTCCCAGAAGGAGAGGTGAACACCATCATCACATGAGGGTCATCGATGAGTCGCTGTCTCTCTTCAGCCATCTTTTTCTTGGATGGATATTGGTCGAAGTCAAGGATGCAGAGACCAGAGTGTTCAACCAGACTGTTGTCATTGCGTTCTGTGAAGGTACCATTGAACATGATGGCATTCAATGATGACTTTAGGCGGTCATGCTCTGGGTCATTCTTATCCAATGAGCGAATCGATTGGATTTTCTTAATCAGCTCGGGGTTGCCCAGTCTGATTCTGTTATACACCTCGTGGATTGACAATTCAAAAGGTGTTTCTTTGCTGTTAAATAGGTTTTTAAAGACTGAAAATTTCATTTACTTGATGTTTTTAGGACTATAAAGATACAAATTCGTGACGATAATAGGTCATTTTATGACGATGCGTGACGATAAATATGCAAATCGAAACATTTAACTCGCTGACTTTTATTCACTTAACGATTTTGCGTGACGGTGACGCTTCAAAAATATTTTTGCCCTTGAGCTTTTTTGTAATATTACAGCAGTCAGCTAATAAAGAGATTCGTCATATCGTCACATCGCCATACAATCCATCCTTGATGTCATTCTGGATTTTGACCATCTGCCAGAAGTTCTCACACTTCAATACATCTGCCTTGAGGTCTTGTGCTTTGTTGAGTGAAATCTCTTCCTCATCGATTCCTTCGAAGATGTCACGAAGATGCTGGGTATATCGAATATAGAGCTTATCTTTTTTCAGATTGTCATGCTGGGTGAGTCCATGCACCACTGTGCAGTGTGCCATATTGAACTCTTGACCAGTTTCCACTCGATTGAACTGCTCACGCTTCAGCAAGTTGAACAGATAGAATCTCATGTAAACTTTGCCTCGCTGCCTTCCTGGCTTGTCGAGTTCATATTCCTTGATGACTTCTCTGATTTTCTCGATTTTTTCTCTGCTTGTCATAGTCAAAAGTTTTGCTCCACCCATTGGCGAAATGATTGTTGTATCTCAATTTGTTGTTGATAGATGTCCATGTTCCCTCCAGCAAGAATGGTGGCATCTGTTCGCTGTATCTCTTCCAGCAGCATATTTGCTTTCTGCTTGATGACTTGCTTGAATACTCGCTGATCGTTTAAATCCTCGATGAAGTCACCGAGTACTGGAAGCACCCCA